TGCTTACCATTTCGCATCCTTCAATAAGTACTATATATATCACAAATAATACACTACCGCTTACTTATGAAGGGCATACCTATGCCGCCGTACCGTTTGTGCTTGATTGGCACGCAGAGACTTCAAGCGAAGTCGCTTCGGCGACTCTTACCACCTATAATTCCGACGAATTGATTGCTTCGCTGCGCTCTGTCGGAGATTTTATTACCGTCAATGTACAAGCTGTGTGGTATGACGAATCAGGAACCTTGACGCTGAACGGAAGCTGGCATCTTGACGGAAGCGAGCGCCTCGATGGTACTGCCGGAGTCTTCGAACCGGTAAAAGGAATTTCGTATATCGTCAAAAGCATTGATTATGACGACGAGATAATTCAGGCTTCACTAGCTATCGATGATGCCCTTGAATATGAAGTCTTGCCAATAGAATTGACGGCACAAGTAGCGCCGGGGTTGTTCACATGAACGATAATATTGTTCACCAGAACTATGGCGAATATGTCGGCATACCGTTCAAGGATGCTGGAAGAACGAAAGATGGATGCGATTGCTGGGGGCTTGTGAGGCTTGTCTTACGTGAAAAGTTTGGCAAAGAACTGCCAGCGTTCGATGATTACGAGCGTTCATCTGTGAGCGAAAGTGAGCGGCAGATAGCGATTGGTATGAAAGCGTTGCCACTTGAAAGGGTAGATGAACCTCAAGAAGGAGACATTGTGCTGATTCGTATTCGTGGGAAATTGTGCCATACCGCACTCTATATTGGCAATGGGGAGATATTGCATACCAACCGCGGAACAGATGCGGTGATTGAACCGCTCGATGGTATTCGACAGCTTAGGCTGAAGGTGGAGGGATATTATCGTGCCAGCTAAAATATATTTCTTTCCGCATCCATTTACGAACGAACGACGCGAAGAAACGATAGAATCAGGAGCTTCTTTAGAATCTATTGTCAAAAACGCACGAAGCGATATCCCACATGGGTTGATGGTAAGAACCTATGTCAATGGAAAACTTATCAGTAATGATGATAGAATCAAAACGATTGTCAATGACGATGACGAAATCATTATCAGAATTGTTCCTGCGAATGGGAATACCGATAGAGAACAGGCGGCAAATACAAAAGCGATTGGTGGCGCTATTGCATCCCTAGCTTTGATTGCGGTTGGTATTGTTACAGGCGGAGTGGCATGGGTTGCTGCTGGATTTGCTATTGGTATAGCCTCTCCGTTCCTTGCAGGATTAACAGGTGCTGGCGTTATAGGTGGTCCTTATGCCGATGAGATGGGTACAATAAATCATCCATCAATTCATGGTGCAAAAAATCAATCGAATCCGAACGGTAAAGTGCCGCTTGTGTTTGGCAAGCACTTGATGACGCCTGGGTATCTGTCACCACCTTATACCGAAATATCAGGTGTTGATGGCCAAGATCAATATCTACACATGGCATTTATTCTGGGCTATGCGCCACTCAAGGTGTCAAATATCCAGTTTGGCGATATGCTCATTGCAACGAACAGCGCCAATGTTACCAATGGTACAATCGTCTGCGACGGTGTCTTGCCAGGCTGTGAGGCTGAAATAAGGCAAGACAGCGTGAATGGTACAGGACTTTCGCTCTATCAGAAAGAAGTCATCGAGCAAAACCTTTCTGCTGCGCTTGCACGGTACCACGTTCTTGAGTCTAATAAAGAATTGAATGGGATAACTATAACCGTTAATGCAGCTGCAAAAACCTTCACTCGCTCATCTGGCGACTGGACAGCGACAGGAACGAAAGACACAACAAACTATGCCGACGTGCGTGTAGGCGATTACATTACCTTCTATGGATTCTCTAACGCTGGGAATAATAAGCAATTTCTTGTTACTGGAGTTTCTCCGACAACAATCTATTGCAATCAGGCAACAGGCTTGGTGAACGAAGCAAAATCTGGAATACAGGCAATCGTTGTACCATCGAATATCCAGACAACGGCAAAAAACACCACTAAAATTGCGGTAACGATAACGTTTCCAAAACTTGTCAAATACTCTAATAATGATAAGCTTAACGCAACAGTCATAGTTAAACCATATTACCGATTAAAGGCTGCTCCAGGTGCAACACCGAATGCATGGACGTTGCTTGGTACGTTTGACAATGGGACAAATACGATTACACGCAACAAGGCAGAAACATTACGATTTGTCGCAACGAGTGCAACACTGACGGCTGGGCAATATGAAGTGTTCGTTGCGCGCGAAACAGAAGATGCGACTGATAGTAATATTCAGGATGCGGTGTTTTGGACGAGTCTTCAATCTTTTACAAATTTAGACATTATGCCTGTCGATACGCGCAAGAAGGTTGCAATTCTTGGCATCAAAATAAAAAGCTCTGAAGCGGTGCAAAATTGCATCACGAAATTGAACTGCATGGTCAGTGCTGATTATTCGTATATTGCCTCAAAAGATACATGGCACGATTGGGCTTCAATCATTGCTACTAACCCTCAAAATACTGCGCTGGCGTTTATTCATGCATTGATGGGCGCTGGCAATCCACGGCCACGAACCGCCGCACAGATTGACTGGAACTCGGCGTATGCTTTTGCGCAATGGTGTAATACACTGAAAGGCACAAGTGGTAGTCAATATCGCATAGAAACCAACGGAATAGTGACACAAGGGACAAAGTTATCAGAACTTATTGCTCAGATACTTTCACCTGCACGAGCTTCGCTCACTATGTCTGATGGAACCTATGGTGTTGTATGGGACGCCTTGCAGACAACGCCTAAACAGCATATTGGGCCGCATAATTCATGGGGATTCCGTGGCACAAAATCTTTTGGCGAAATCGTACATGGATATAGGATTAAATTCATAAATTCGAATGAACAGTATGTTATCGATGAGCGTATAGTGCTTGACGATGGCTATAAGTATGACACCGAACAAGATGGCGTGCTGCGGGATGCGTGGGGCGTCGATAGAACTAGCGACAGCGCATATGCCGAAGCGACAAAGTTTGAGACTATTGAAGCATTGTACATGACGAATCCTGCGCAAGTGTTTGGCTTTGGCAGATACTTGCTGGCGACTAGACGGTTGCGTCCAGAGATGTTTACCGTCAACATGGATGCCGAAAACCTTGCGGTAAAACGTGGTGAACTAGTCAAAGTATCGCATCCAGCGCCGCGGTGGGGCCTTGCTGATGGCAGGCTTACAAGAATAATCACTGATGAGTACGGTAACATTCTCGGTGTAGAAACCGATAATGCGGTGTTCATGGAATCAGGTAAATCATATGCTATACGTTTTAGGACTTCAAGTGGGGCTTCAATTTACTGGCCTGTTGCAACGGTTGCTGGCGACACACACACGCTTACTTTTTCAAGCGGTATGCCTGTCAATGATGATATGCCTGCTGTCGGAGACATGTTCTTCTTCGGTAAAGCGGAACTTGAAACCATAGATTGCATCGTGTATGGCATTGATTTGAATGATGATTTATCGGCGAAATTGACATTGTTCGAAGCGTCTCCCGCCGTGCATAATGCCGATGCTGGCGCAATACCTGCATTTAACAGCAAGGTAAGCTTCGGGCCGAAAGCCTCGGCGCCTAATACATCGACTGCTGTTTATCCGAACGGAAAAGATATTATCCTAAAAAATCTGAATCTTCTCGATTATAGCACATGGGTGCCCGGTACTTCTGGCACACAGGCTGGGTTTGATGCAGTAGGGACTGCACCAGCAACAGAAAACTCTATCGTGCTTGGTATTGACCCGTTAGGCCGCTCAAGTCCTTTATGGAAGTGCACTGCTGATATTGCAGTCCCGAATGGCGGGGATGGAGGGTGGAATACTGATTATTTTGATGTATCTGATAGTAAGACGTACCGTTTTGTTGTCTATATCAAGCAAGATACGAATGATGGCGGTGCTTATTATGGATTATATTCTAATGGTGCTGTTCACGCTGTACGTCTTAATGGCGACGAGAATAATAACCCATATTTTTGTGGATGGGATGCGTATGTTCTTAGTCGATGGTATGTAATGATTGGCTATGTGCATCCATGGAATACGACAATTACTACTTCAATTGGTGGCGTGTATGATATGGTAACTGGGCAGAAGGTTGCTGATTGCACTGATTACAAATGGAAGCAAGGCACAACAAAAGCGTTGCATAGGGCATATTATTTCTATTGCACCACTGCTGGTTCAACGCAGTATTTATGGG